CTAGCGATCGCCCTTGGCCTTTGCGTAGGAATTCCCCACTGCTTTGCCCATGCCTGACACCTTGTTGGAGTCGGGTGTGTAGCGAAGTTCCGGCTTGTTGGCCCTGCATTTGGAGCAGACCAGGCGCGGCGCGAGATTCCAGTTCATCGCTTTGACCTCCGGACCGTATTTGTCTCTTAAACCCTCAAGGTCGAGCACCGCGTAATGAACGCAGTTGCGGCAATACGCCGTGATCTGCATGTTCCCGTCGACCAGCGATTGGAATGTCCAGTCGCTCATCCTCGAAACCGTTCAGTGTACCAGGTAATCTTGCCGTCGACCTTCATCGGCTTGTGGATCACCAGGCGCTTCGGCAGGTGTTCCGGATGCACCTCGAGCAGCGTGATCTTGATCTGTGGCTTGCAACGGCTGCAATCGAACTTCAGCGCCAGCGGATCGACGCCGCCGCCATAGACCATCATCAGGTCGGCCGACCTGATGTAGCGGACATTGCCGCAACTGCATTCGGCCTTCACAAGCATGTTGTGCCGGGTCGCCTTGCCCAGCGTGTCGATCGGATCGTGTTCCATGAGAACGTAATAAGAACAAATTCCCAACTGCGGTCAAGGGCCCCATCAGCCTTCGTCGAGGAAACCCTGCACCGAGGCGTGCCGCAGCTTGGGCTCGCCGCGTAGCGTCCTGACGCTGGCTTTGATGCCGGGCTTGACCCATTCGACGTCAGGCGTGATCTGTGCCGTGGGAACGTGCGGCGGCGCTGCCTTGGCCTTCTGCACCCGTTTCCAGAGGCGGTCCTTTATCGCATCCGTGGTGGCGATCACGGCCTTGCCGACATATTTTCCGTCCCGCGCGAACAGCCCCTCGGTCCACTCGCCGGCTTTTCGTTTGACGCCGATCAGATCCAGTTCGGCGATGTCCCAGCATTTTGTCTTCAGCCAGGCTTCATCCTTGGCGCCGCTACGATATGGGCTGAACTTGCGCTTCGACACCACGCCTTCAAGCCCCATTCGCTCAGCCGCATCGTAGAACTCGGCGCCGCCGCCCTCGACGTGCTGGCTGTACTGGATGATGCCCTCGGCCGGCTTGATCAGGTCCCACAGGATTGCCTTGCGCTCGATCGCCGGCCGCGGGCGCAGATCCTCGCCGTCCAGATACAGAATATCGAACGCTACAAAGGCGAGCAGCTCGGCGTTCCATGCCATGCGCGAATGCATGGCGTGGAAGTTCGACCGGCCGTCCGGCTCGGGCGCGATCACCTCACCGTCGAGGATGAACGATTTCGCCTTCAGCTGCTCGGCAGCGGTGACGATCGGCCAGTAGCGCTTCGACCAGTCGATGGCGGTGCGGGTGAAGGCACGGGCGCCGGCCCAGTCCAGGATGATCTGGGTGCGGAAGCCGTCATATTTGATTTCGTGGATCCAGTCGTCGCTGACCGGCGGCTCCAGCACCAGGACGGGTTCCTGTGGCTTGATGAACTTCAGCCGGTCTCCGGCGTTACTCATACTCGATACCCCGCACCGCGATTCAAGTCGGAAGGCTGATTAAGGTTCCGGGGTATTTTAGACGAATTGTATGTCGGAGTCGTTGATGACCAAGCTTTCCGATCTTCCCCGCCCAACGGGCCGTCTCAAGGCAGTAGACCGCAAGCCGGTGACCGAAGGACCAGAGATTGAGATATGCCCGGTCTGCGGACAAGCGATCGACATGAGGGATATCGGGCAGCTGCTCTGGCATGTCACGGAAGACCATGAGCCACTCGAGCTCGACAGTTGAACAGCCGCCGGCTCCAAGCATCAAGGCCTAGGACGCAAAAGCCCGCCGCACCTTTCGGCACGGCGGGCTTTTCCAGGGCGCGATCCTTACTTCGATCGCGCGATCTCCTTTGCCAGGTCGCCGATGTCGCGGCGAAGGTCCCCGACCTCGTCAACGAAGCGGTTGCCGACTTCGATCAGCCGATACATGGCCTGGCGCTGCTTTTCATTGTCAGCGCGCCCGGCGATCAGTTCCATTGTGTAGCCCTCGATCGAGGCCGCCAGTTCCTTGACCGCGCTGTTGTCGATGAGGGCGCCGGCGACCTCGACCTGGCGCTCCGCCGGCGTGACGGTGCCGCGACCGAAGCGAAGGCCGAGCATTGCCAGGAGGCCGAGCAACGCCAATCCCACGAAATTGGCGATCGGCACCAACTGTTCGGCCGGAATGCCAAGGATCATCAACGCCTCCGCTGCGAAGCACCGACATCAGCCCATGCCCGAAAAAGGTTCCACATTTCGATCGTCATGAAGGTGAGGTAGACGATCACCCCGGTGCCGGAGCCATCGGCCGTCAGGACGGCAACGAGGACGCCGAGCGCAATTTGACCCCAAAACACGCACGACGCGATGGAAGCCCCAGCCCTGAAATGGGGCGAGTAGCGGAAACCCTTGAAGGTGCCATTGACGATGAGCGCCCCGAGCCGAAGCAGCGCAGTCATGAGACAGACGTTGGCCCAGAACGCTTCATTGCCGTAGGTAGCGATGATAGCCATCGACGGCGAGCGGTCGAAGGTCAGCGGATCCATTGCCAGGCAACCGGACCAGCCGAACAGCGCTCCGGTCATGATCCATTCGGTGACGCGCATCCCGAAATGCTCGCGGATGCCGCCAGCGATGCGCAGCACGATCATGTCTTGAGCTCCGCTCGGCGCGCAGCGCTGGCCTTGGTGTGCAAATCGCATTCGGCGCGCGTATAGAGCTTCACCGCGCAGCCTGGCGCCATCGTGCGGTCGATCTTGTTCTGGTCGGCTTGGGTCTTGCCCTGTGCGCCGGCGAGGCTGTTACCGAGGGCCTGTCGGAGCGGCGTCACACCGCTGACGCCCGAAGTCGTACACGCCGCCAGCGTCAAGGCACTCGTCAAGAGACATGCGAGCGTCAACGCCCTTGTGAATCGCATCGGTATTCTCCTTTTCGATCTTGGCGCGGACTTCGTCGGCGCCCCAATGCTTGATGAGTTCGTAGCCGCCGAGGGCGGCGCCGGAGACGGCGACGGCCAGGACGGCCCACGCGATGATGCGGGCGAGAGGGCGGGGAACACCGACGAAGCCGGCGACGAGCGAGATGAGGACGCCCATCAGCGCCGTGCTCCCGTCTTGAATGCCTCGACGCCCTTGGCTTCGCCATGGCGTGCGACCAGGAACAGCCCGCCGGCAACAGCCGCAATCGCCAGCATCCAGACCCAGCCAGGCACGTCGCCGGCAGCATCCTTGACAGGCTGGATATAGCCGCTGGCGGCGCCGAGATTGCCGATGATGCCGTCGAAGAAGCTGCCGATCAGTGCCGCGATGCCGGTGAAGAACGCGCCGACTTTGGTCAACCAGTTCGTCTTCACCTCCGGCACCTTGTCACGCACGACGTCGGCCCGCGCATCCGCGCGCGCGGCGGGAATGGCCCGCGGCTTGGCCTTCTGCAGGGACAGCAGCAGCTCGTCGTCGATGCCGTCACCCGCCGGCAGGCCATTGTCAGAGCGGAAGGCGCGGATCGCGGCTGCGGTGAAGTCGCCGGCCTTGCCGTCGACGCCGCCGACCTCTGTATAACCGAGATCCTTCAGCTGCTGCTGGACGCGCTCAACCGTTGCCTTGTCGACGGCCGGCACCACCGCGGCGATCGACACCGGCTCAGCCGAAACAGGGTCCGCCGCTGGCGAGAATGGCGTGTCCCTGATCTTTTGCCATTTGGCAAAGGCGGCGGCCATCTTGGTATCGTAGGCATTTTTTTTGTAGCCGGGACCATTCCAAGTCCTGGCGATGACCGGCCAGCGATGCGCGCGCAGATCGTCGTCGATCTTCCACGCGACCAGGAGGCGCACTGTCGCCTCGAGGTGGTTGGCCTCGGATGCCAAGAACGCCGTCACCAACGCCTGCGGTGAAGTGTACCCGGCATCGCGATGGTTCTCGCCGAGAATCTGGGTCAAGCCCCACGAAGCGGCCATCAACGCGATCGTCTCGTCGATTGCCATCGCTTTGACCAGGCGCGGGTAACTGTCCTTGGGATAGGGCTTCATGCCCCATTTCGGATAGGCGAGCCCAGCCTTGACCGCAGCATCCCGTTTCATGCCCTTGCCGAGAAGCCGGTAGAAGACATGCGGTTCGAACAGCATCTTCGGCCGGCCGGCCGCATCGAAGCCGGATCCTGCCGCCTCGACGTCCATGAAGGCATGCAGTTCGTCCTCGCCAACCCCGATCTCGGCACCGATGCGTGGAATGTCTATGTCTTGCAGGCGCACCGCTGCGCCCTTGAACGAAGTGTCCATGGGTTTTCCTTCGGATGTTGATTGACTATGGTCGGCGGCGGGAGGCCCGCGCATGAAATACGACGAACCGCGAGGGGATTGGTTTTCGCTGCCCAAGCCGTGGCTGGAGCTACCTCAGGCGATGCGAGACAGCGTGGTGCAGGCCGCCGGCGAGATCAGAACCTATGATGGCGGGCATCTCGTTCATGTCGACGGATTGTGGGAAGTGATGAAGAGCGGCACTCAGAACGATGCCGACATCATCCTCAACGCGCTGCGTAAGGCGAACTAGCCTTCGTAACTTGCCGAATTGCGATTTCTTTTGGTTGCATGTAAAAGCCCCTTTCGCTCGGGGGAATACAGATGTCTTCGCACCAAAATGCTGCACCGCAGCAGTATCCAACGCTGGACGGCTTACGCTTTCTGGCATTTGCGATGGTGTTCTTTTTTCACTTCTCGGCCGGACCTGACCACCCGACGCTCAGCATGCTTCAGGCGCAAGGCTGGATCGGCGTGGAAGTGTTTTTCACTCTGTCGGCATTCCTGCTTTTCGGCCTCTTCGAAAAAGAGGTAACAAGAACCGGACGGATCAGCATCTCGCTTTTCTACGCGCGAAGGCTTCTGCGCATCTACCCCCTAATGATGCTGTTCGCGATTGCCATGTTGATCCTGTACGGGTCGGCGAACGCCGACGCATACGGCTGGCTCCTGGGCCTTGCCTCGTTCGTCGGAAATTTCATTTACTGGTTTCCGGAACACGCCAAGTCCGTCCCAAACACCGGGCATCTCTGGTCCCTGTCGTACGAGTTCCAGATTTACCTGATCCTGCCCCTGTTATTTCTGGTCTATCGTGCGGTCGGCAAGCGGGCGTTTCTAATGGCGTTGCTTTGCGCGCTACCGATCTGCTTGGTTGGCCGTGCAGCATTTGCACTGAGCGGGATCTCTATCCAGCCGATCTACATGACGCCGTTGCTGAGGCCGGAATCGACCATTGCTGGCCTTCTGATCGCAATGGGCGTGACGAAAAAGCTCCCTATCTGGACGGTCGCTACGGCTTTCGCCTGCAGCGCTATCGGGCTGGTGACCCTTCCTGATCTTCATACCAGCGTAGGCTCAGTAATTGCCTTTGTAACAGCTGGCCTGTTCGCGGGATCACTGTTGCATCTGACTCTCTACGCCAAAAATCTTGGTACAGTCCTACAATGGCGCCCGCTCGCGTACCTTGGCCAGATTTCCTTCGGACTCTATGTCTTCCATCTCTGGGCCTTTGGGCAGGGCATGTCATTGCTGCGAATGACTTCAATCCCGGAGAATTATGGCACTCGCTGCCTGGCAGGCATGGCTTTCTGCATCGCCGTTGCCACCGTGAGCTACTACTGCCTCGAACGGCCAATCCTGCGCCAAAAGCCACGTCAGCAAGCCAGCCCGTCTCTCCCTGGGTCTGTGGTGCCAGCTGAGTAAACACTATATCTGCGCAGCCGCAACGAAGAACGCGTCGACCTGCTCATCATTGAAGCCAAGCGCGGCAAAGCCGGATGCCATCATCGGCTCTGTTCTCACGAACGAATTACTGTTGTCATAGGCGATTTGGACGGCCGGCCCTTTCGCGGCGATGAATGCCTCGACCTGGCCCAAGAGGCCGGACGCAAGAAGCTGGAGCTTAAACTGACGAGCCGAGACCGAGCCCGGGACGCGAACCACGGGACCAGGCAGCCCAAATCCGGCCAATACGTCTGTCAATTCCCCTTCGCTGGCGATTCGCGTGGGAACGACAGCTATGAGATCCGCCACACTGCACCCAGATGACAGTGCATCTTCCGCTGATAGGAATAGGCCCTCGGGCAGAGAATTCACATATGCCCCAGCAGCACTCGACCAGAAGCGGCTTTCGTCGTCGGCAACGATCCAGAAGCGATCAGTTAGCATGGATATCTGCCTCTAGTTGTATAGGCCAAATGGTGTGACGCTGGGGTTTGTACCTGTGCCGGCGGCACTGCCCGGTAGATAGCTCGTTCCGGCGTTGTTGGTGTTGATAGTGCCATTCAACGCAGCATTGTATCTCGACCCTGTGGCGCTTCCTGAAAACGTGTTTACCGGCACATTGATGAAGCCGCCGAACGCATTCGCGAACTGGGTTCCGAAAGCTGGTGTGCCGGTGATCGTGATCGTTTTGCCCACGCAAGCCACGAGGCCATAGGCTTCAGCCCACCAGTGCTTCGATGCCGATCCTGTGATGTTGTAGTTGGCGTTGATCGTTACCGCCGCATCATTGTCTGCAAGGATATGCCCGCCGGCGCACGCTCCAAAATCCATTTTCCCATCAACCGTGATCTGGCCTTTGTTGGTTGCCCACAGGCATTGTCCGGAAGTTGTGGTTTGGAGCTTCAACCCCGAGACCGAAAGCGCAGAGCCTCCCCCGCTCACCGTTATGCAACTGCTGGAGGTCGTGGAAATTATCACGTTGGCAGGGGTGATTGCGTCGCCGACGACGCTTACGAGACCGCCGACGAACGGAGCGTTTACATTGACGCCGGCGGTATAGGTCCCGGCGCCGACTTGGATGGTCACGCCGAAGCCGCCTAGGTCCAAAGTCTTAACGACGTCGATAGCTTTCTGCAGCGTCAGGAATGCGCCACCAGCATTGTTCACAAGGCCTGTATTGCCGTTCGATCCGTCGGTGCGGACGAAGTAAGTTCGGCTTGCCGTCAGCCTCTCTCTTTTTTTCCCGGCCGCGATTTGCAGCAGATCGAGTTGCGTCATGGACAGGTCTTCGGGCGCGCCCGTGCCCGCAGTCGTGCGCCCCTTGACGGTGGCATTGGCCATGTTGGCGAGTTTGACGACGGGAATAGCGGGATTGGTGTTATCGATCGCGATTCCGGTACCGGGCGAGATGCTGCTGACGGGACCGCCCGCAGCCGCATCCGCTACCGGGAACGGCCCTTCCCATGCCGTGCCGGACCATCGGTAGAACGCGAAAGCGATGCCGATCTCGGCATGCAGGAAGAAGAAGCCTTCATCGTCGGACGTCAGGACAATGGCGTCGCGCTCGGCGATCGTGCCTGAGGCGTTGGGGTGAACCCCGACCAGCGACAGCGTCACGAGCACGCGCGACAGCGTGCGATTGAGGTCGACGATGTCGGCGGCGTTCGAATTCTCCAGCGCAATGGCGTAGGCCGCCCCAGCAGCGGTCGCGCCTGGCCAGGCGTAGGCCAGCGTCAGGTGCGTGTCGTCGGTGACGGACAGGATCGGAACGGCCACGCCAAGGCGCGTGAACATGCCGCCTGCGACAAGCCCGAGCGCCCACGCGGTACCGGTGCCGGTGACCACTGCATTGCCGTTCGTCACGGATACCGTGCCGGTGGAATAGATTGATGCCATTTGGATTTGCCCTTTAGTCGGGAACAGCGAGGACGAAGTAGCGGAACACCCAGCCGCTGCCGGCCGTGTCGTTGACGCTGAAGGTGATGGTGTGCGCGGCGGCGTCGTAGACCCACCAGTTGGTGAGCTGGAGCGTTACCCCGAATGCAGAGGACGCCCAGTTGGCGTTGATCAGAATGTCGCCGTCGTTGAAATTGGCGTCGGCGCCGACCTTCTGCAGAGCCGTCAGGATGATGGGCGGATTGTCCAGCGCCGGAACCGCAAGCGTGTAGGTTCGCGCCGGTGTCGAGACGCCCGGTGTCCCTGAGAACAGCATATCCGCCACCTTCCCATAGGCGACCACCGGGCAATAACGATATTCGCTCCACAGCAGGATGTCGGCCGGCACCGGTGGCGAGGCCGCGCCCGGGCGCAGCATCTTGATCTCGCCCTCATCGGTGAACAGGATCTTGCCGGAACCGCCCGTCGTCGGCACCTGCTGGTTCTGGACCATGACATTGTAGAAAACCGTGATCGACACGGCGTTTCCGTTGACGATCGTCAGGTTGTTTCCGGAAATCGAGGCATCGACAAGAAAGGCGCTCGAGGGTGAGGAGAAAGACGCCATGTTGCCGGCCGCCGCCCCGATAATATAGGGGATCGAACCATCCGGCACGTCGACGCCGAGGGCGATCACCTGCGTCTGTCCAGCGGTCAACGTCGTCGATCCCGTGGCGACGATCGTCAGGGGTCTTTGATTCTCATGGACGATGCACTGTGAGGCAATCGCCGTCCTGGCATCGACCGCGCCGCGAGAGATGCGCGCGTAGCCGCGCTTCTCGTCGACCACAAAGAAGCAGTTGCCGACGATGGGCGGTGTCGACAGGGCGGTATAGTCCCGGTCGCAGGGAAAGCGGGTGACGATCGACATGGCGCAATACGGACTGGCCACAGCGCCAAATTGCGAAACCATCTCGTCGGGATGGTTGTTCAGATTGTCATAGGCCGAGGTTGTCCGAATGCCGCTGTTTTGCTTGACCTTGGCCATCGAATTGGGATTGCCGTTGGTCAACGTGTCGTCGCGATAGATCCTGGCCTTGTTGTTCGTCGGATCGATGTAGCGATGCTCGATGATCGGCAGGAAGCCGTAATAGGCGATTGCCCGCGCCGCGTGGCAGAAGACGAAGCCGCCGCTCTCGCATTTGAGAACATAGTTCGACGAGTTGCAGCCGGCCGGATAGTAAGTCGTGACCGTGCGCGGCCAGATGATGATGTCGTCGATGTAGCTGTATTCGGTGTTGCGCGAATTGAAGCGGTGCTTTTCCCAATCCGTGTCCGGCGTCGACAAAGGATCGTAGGACGCATCGGCCATGATCTTGACCATCGGCACGCCGCTGCCGTCGAGCCCGATGAAGCCGCGCGTGCTCATGCGAACAGTTCGATCTTGGCTTCTGTGCCGTTGCCGGTGATCACCAGCTTGCCGTTGGCGGATTGCAGCTCTTCCACGATGGCCGTGCCGATCCGCGCGACCTGCAGCTTCAATTCGCCGCTTGCGAACACCAGGGGCGTGCCGTCGTTGGTTCCGTCAGTGACGACGAACTGATCAGCCTTGATGACAAAGCGCGAGAACGGCGCCAAAGGATTGCCGCCGGTAAAGCCGGCTTCCATGACATAGCCGGCATCGACCCAGACGTCGCCGTTGGTCGCGCGTACCTGCGCTATGAGGCGGGAGGTCACGTCACCGCTTCCGGCGGTGGCAATGAGCTGGAACAGCCCATCCGCCGAAATTAGGCCGACCGATGCTTCGACGGCCGTTGTGGCTGCTGCCAGCGCCACAAGCTCATCGTCGATCTCAGTGATCGACGCCTCGAGCAGCTGCTGCGCCGCGGCGGTGGCATTGCGGAAGCGAACGGCAACCGAGTTGTCCTTGGCAACGCGACCAGCGGCATCTACCGCGGCGGCGGCCAACTGATTGATGCGCTCTATGATGGCGACGCGCGTATCGGCGACAAGCGTGGCGAAGAGATCGTAGATGTCTTCCTGCACCTGACCGAGGCCGACCGACACGGCCGGTACCGTGGCCGCCGGCGTGTCGACGGTTGCCCAATCGGTGAAGAACGTCGTGCGCACCGGGCGCGTGATGATGCGATGGCGGTATTCGTAGGTTGTCGCCGCCAGAACGCCATCGCTGGTGATCAGCACCTGGTCGGGCACATTGGCGCGCTTGACGATGCTGTCGGTCTGACCCTGCGGCCGGTATTCGATGTCGATCGACACGACGGTGATGTCGGTGAACGCATTCCAGGTGAAGCGCAGGCCGGGGATTTTCTCCGCCGAACCGGCGACCTGCTGCGCTACGCCGAAGGCGAGGAAATTGGCGGCTTCGGTCTGATAGTCGGGCGGGCCGGGAAGCTCCGGCACCGGCGGCACGGTCGTGTAATCGGTGCCGTCGAAGATCTCGTCGCCGACTTCCTGCAGCTTCAGGTGGATGTTGCGCGCACCCTTGTCGCCGAGCGGCCCCAGCGTCTTTTCCAGCATCTGGAATTTGCGGGTGCCGAACTCCGCCGAATCCCATTCGCACCAGCGCCCGACCTTGGCATCGGCGAGGAACATTGGATGGATGACGATATCGCCATTGCCCTGGAACCGGCTGGCCTTGAAGGCGATGTCGGCCAGCCGGTCGGCGACCTCCGCCTTGTTGACCCCGCCGTATGGTATGGCCACTGCCAGGCGCTCGCCATCCTCGGCAAGAGCGACCTCGTCGATCCGCACCGCGAACGGCGTCTGCTCGAAGAAGGCGTCAGGATCGCGAAACGTGCCGGCCAGCGTGTTGATCAGTTCCGACTTGGTGCGCTTGGTCGAGAAACGGAAGGTCTCGTCGACCATGATGTCGTCGTCGGTGAAGGTGAGCACCGTCGATTGCGCGGCACCGACGATCGGGAACTCGCCGGAGGCGTCCTCGATCCACGTCGCCGCGCAGGCCTCGAACAGCGGCTGGATGTTCTGGTCGTGGGTCACGCCGGATCCTGCCGCGGCGATGACGCCGGCGGAATAGCGCTTCAGCAGGCCGATGCTTTCGTCGCAGACATTGGCGGCTAGCGTCCAGTCGCCGAGCGGCAGGCGCCCGGCCGGCACGCCCTTGCCGACCATCATTTCCGTGCCGTTGAAGAAGCCGCGCTCCAGTCCGTAAACCATCAGCACCGGGTTTTCGGAAAACTCCCATGTGTCCTGGTCATTCCAGCGATGGGCGCCACCGCCGCCAACGGTGCTGTCCTTGCGCCAATCGTAGAGCGGGGCGCCCTGCACCTCGAAAAAGGCCTCCCACGGCTGCTGCATCTTTTCGCGGTCGAGCTGCATGGTGACGACGGCATAGGCGATGCCGGCGCCACGATGATCCTCGCTCCAGCGGCCGGGCGGATTGGCCTGGTCGATCAGGCCGGCATCGGCCACCTGATCCATGGTGCCGAGATAGACCTTGACCCAGATTTCCCCGTCTATGCCCTGGACGCGGAAACCCTTGACCGGATCCTCGACGCCGCCGAGCGAGCGCCATTCGCCTTCGGCACGCACGCGGGTGACGCCGGTGATGCGGAAGTCGGAAAGCTTGTAGACGTCTTGAATGGACCGGTTTCCCGAGCCATAGGCATTGCGGTAAAGCTTCTGGCCGGCGGTGCCATAGACGCCGAGGCCGACCGTGCGCGCAAGATCCTCGCCATAGACCGTATCGAGCTGGACGGCCTGCGCCTGCGGTTCCTGTTGGCCGAAGATCGCGCCGAGGGCATACTTCGCCGCAAGACCGATGCCGAAGCGGGCGAGGCCGGCAAGGATGGTCGAGCCGCCGAGCCAGGAAGCGAAGCCGCCAAGGCCGACCGCGCTGGCAAGCGGCGCGATGATCGGGATCAGGAACGGCATGCTGTCAGCCGACCTTGAATGCGGATTTGATGGTCATCTGCGAGACGAAAGACAGACCGGACTCTGTTTTCACCGCAAAGCCGAGATCGGTGATGAAGCCTGCGCAGAGCACGCCGTTGCGCTCGACAACGCCGATATCGCCGCGCTGCGCCATCAGCCGGCCGACGGGCGGGAACAGGCTGGCCAACGCCATCTCGACATCGCCGAAGCCGCGCTTGCGCAGGATCCTCGCAGCGCCGGCTTCGGTCTTGTATTTGCCACGGATGTCGGCGGCAGGATCTGTGCCGGTGATCGCCTCGACGGCATCGGCGACGGTCAGCAGGCAGTCGGACACGCCCCACACGCCGGGTGTCGACTTGTGCTGGTTGACCAGACGCGCAAGGCGGCGGTCCCAGTCGGGCAACCGGGTGAGCTTGAGCATGATCAGGATTGCCTCAGTCGAAGGTGATGTCGAAGAACTCGTGCCGCACGGTGCTGGCAAATTCGAAGATGCGGTCGCCGGGCGAAACGAGCTGCTGATCCTGATGGCTGGCGGTGCGATAGCCGTCGCGATGGTTGGCGATGGCGCCGGAGCGCACATTGGCAATCAGCTTCTTTTCGCCATTGTCACGGGAATGGTCGACCGTATCGATGAAGCCGTAAGCGCCGGGCTCTGCATGCAAAAACGAGCGGTCATCGGGATCGAAGTAGAAGTCGAACACCGTCACCGGCGCATCCTTGTAGCCTTCATCCTCGATCAGCAGCAGCTTGTCGGGCGTCAGGCCGGAATCGCGCTTGGCGACCAGTTCGACAGTGAAGGTCGATGCGGCAGTGCCGAGGCCATAGACTGGCTCGGAGACGCTGATCAGCGAATTCGGCCAGTAGACCAGGCCGTCGACGATGATGTTGCCCTTGCCGTTCCAGAAGCCGTACGTGCCGGTCGTGCAGGCGATCTTGATGCCCGAGCGGATGACGGCTCTGCCTTCGGACAGGACGGTCTGCAGGCGGGTCGGAAAGCTCATTTCGGGATCTCGACAAGGGTAAAGGTCGCAACCGGCTTCGGCTCGTCGGGGATCGAGAACGACCCCGGCATGACGCGCATGTTGGCGACCGGGTTCTTGAACGTGATGACGGCGCCGGCCGTGATGTAGGCCGGCACGGCCGGCTCGACGGTGACGGTGATCGCGTTGCCAGCGGCGACGCCGCCGGTCTGGACGCGAAACAGCGCATTGTAGTCGCCTGTCGTCGCCGAGATCAGATCGCCGGCGCCGAGCGTCAGGCCATTTTCGACGCTGTTGATGAGCAGCGAGTTGCCGGTGATCGAGGCCAGGGCGCCGGGATTGGCCAGCGCGGCGGCACCGGCATTGCCCCAATAGGCACGCGGGATGCACATGTGCTTGGGCGTGTAGAGCACCGTTTGCAAGCCGCCGCGGCTGGCATCCTTGAACGCTTCGACCAGGAGCCGTTCCGAAGCCTTCAGCGGCTTGGTGCGCATCTGGATGGTCCAGTAGCTGTCGGCATACTCGACGAACGCCATGGCGCGCGTGCCGGAGCGCGAAACCGAGACCGATTCCACCAGCTGCGGATAGGCATGCTGGAAGCCGACGGCGGGCAGGGCAATCGCCGTCATCGCATCAGCCCCGTCGTCTTGGCCTCACGGATGGCCTTCACCACACGCGGGGTGAATTCCTTTTCGAATTTCTTCAGCGCGGCCGTCACCTGCTCGCCCGAATCGCCCTGACCGCCGTCCTGCATCTGGATGACAGGCGCAAAGCTAAGACTGATTGCTTGGCTGACGCCTGCGCCAGCAATCGACGGCAGCTTCGGAACGCTTGGAAGGATGGTGCCCGACTGGTGGGGCACAAACAGCTCAGGTCGCTTCTCTCCAACGATGTAGGGCTTCCCAGCGGTAACCGGCCCTCCCTTGGCTCGAAGACCGAGGGCGGAGATGATGCCAGGATCACTTCCCCCGCCGCCACCAAGGCCGATGGCGCCCAGAAGGCCGCCGAGCAAGCCGCCGCTGCCGCCGCTGGCGCTGTTCGCCTGCAGGATTGCATCAATCAAATCTTCCTCGATCTTGTCGATGATCTTGTCCAAGGCATTTAGGGCAACATTGGCCAGATCGTCCCAACCGAGCTTTCCGTCATCGAGCGCCGAGCGCAGATCGCCGAACACTCCCTTTAGAACGTCCCTCTGTAGGTCTTGAGCTTCCTGCGCCTTGCGGAGTTTATCGGCTTGGTCAGCATAGGCTTCGGAGACGTCGTCAATCGCCTTGATTTGGCTAGGCGACAATTTCGCATTTTGCCAGTCCTGGTCTCCCTTGCGGCGAGCCTCCTCACGGACCTGCTTCAGGGCCTCTTGTTCGAGGTCCAACGCGACTTTGCGCTTTTCCTGTTCTTTGAACGTGAGACCTAGAGCGCTCTGTTCTTCAAGCAGTGCGGCGGTTCGGTCCTTCACGGACTGAATGTCTTCGTCGAAACGGTCGTCTGCTGTTTTGCGGGTGCTGCCTTTCGTCGGCGTCGGCGTGGCGCCGCTTCCGTTTCCGAAGCCGTTGGGCTTGCCGGCCGCGATCTTGTTTATTTTGGCAACCTGGGCGTCAAGCTTGTCGGCAGCAGCGCCGAAGACATTAAGGCGTTGTTCGGCGTCAGCGATGTCGTATTTGAACGGTGTGAACTCCATGCCCGTGTACTGCTTGAACGTATTGTTCCTTTGAACGGCGGCGTCAAAGTCTGCCTGCGCCGCCTGCTCCGAAGCATGGGCGGCTTCCGCCTGGGTGGCTATCAGTTGCCGCAATGCAGTGATCTGGTCATAGGTCGCGTCGGTCGCGCCCTTCAGCGCTCTCTCATTGGTGGCGATCGCGTCATTTAGGTTTGAGGCCGAGCCTTTTGCGCTGCCCTGGCTTTCATAAAGTAGGAACAGCGCAGCGGCGGCGGCGCCGGCAACGAGACCAAGGGGGCCGAGAGCGGCCGTGAATGTGCCTGCAACGAGTGTTCCGGCGCGCATGGCGGTGAGGAAGGCTCCCAAGGCAACGACCGCGTTGCCAAGCCCAGCCACCATCCCGAGGATCGCGCGACCCGTCAAAGCTCCAATAATGATTGTCGCGAGCTCGACAACGACGTCGGCAACGCCCTTGAAGTTTGTGGCGAGATATTGAAGCGCGGCAACAAGGTCTCGGCTGGCGCCGGCGGAAGCATCCGCGTTTCCGATATAGGCTAGGAATTCATTGTTCACCTGGCCGATGGCGTCGGCGATCGTCGCGTTCGTGACCTTGAACTGCGCCTCGATCGGCTTCTGTGCAGCTAGGATCGCATGGAAAATCCGGTCCGAAGTGATCTTACCTTCCGCGCCAAGAGCCTTCAGCCCGCCGACTGTCGTCTTGAACTCTGTGGCAATCGCTTGCGCTAAGATCGGTGCGTTCTCACGCAGAGACCGCAGCTCGTCACCCTGCAGAACGCCGGAACCCAGCGCCTGACCAAGCTGTAGAATGCCGGCCGCTTGCTCGTTCGCCGACGCTCCACCAGCCTTGAAGGCCTTGGACACGATGTTCGTGACATCGGCGATCTCCTGCTCTGACTTGGCAACACCAGACGCCGAGCGGATAAGCTTCGCGTAAAGGTCGACGTAAGTCTCGAGATCGGTGCGCGCGTCGTTGGCCCCGGCCTTCAGTTCATTGAGCGATCGTGCCGAGACGCCAGCCGATGTTGCTGCGGCGCGGATCTTGTTCCCTGCCGCCGTCCATGCGTCCGCATATTGAGCAATCTCCCTAACGCCAAGTGCAGTGCCGATGCCGGACAGCGGCGCCAGAAGACCTTGGGCAGCGCTCTTCCCGATGCTGTTCAGACGGCTGTCAAATTGACGGGCGCGCCGTTCGATAGCATTAAATTGCGAATTGCTGATCCCGTTCGCGCGGGCGAGGCCCTTTTCGAAGGCCTTGAAATCGGCCGAAAGCTGGACAACCAGCTTTTCGAGGTCAGTTGCTGGCATAGAAGTGGCCAGCTTCTTGGGAGGATCGCATGTTTTCTACCTTGCTCGTGATTGCCGGTCTGACATCAACGCTGACGCCGCAGCAGGCTGACCGATGGATGGGCGCTTACCTTCACTCGATGAAGCTGCACTACGCTTGCCGTGGACACGGGAGCACGTATAGGACAGCGAAAAATATGGCCCTCCGCCAAGTCCAACTGCTGGACCTATATGGACCAAGTGGCCGGTTCACGGTTCGCGATGTCACCAACCTCGATCGCGACCTCCAGGCCGGAAAGGTCACGCTCGACGCGTCCATCAATCTAAAGGATTGCGAGAACCTTTTGCTTGAAGACAAAGCTGACCTTGAGGCATTAGGCGACGGAAAATAGCCGCTCGACCGGCAACAGCGCCACTGGGTTGAACGGCACCTTCGGCTGAAGCCCGATGATAGGTGCGGCGTCCGCGGTCAGCCAGTCCCACAACGCGTCCTTGTCGGCCTCGGAAAGCTGCCTGTCTGACCCTGATTGCGACTTCCGGAAGCCCTCGACGACCGCATGGAATTGCCAGATGCTCATGCCGTTCACCTGTTGCGGTGAATAGCCCATGACTTGGCCGTAGCCGTATAGGACTTCAAAGCGGACCTTCCCGTTTGGCAGATCGTCTAGGGTGACGCCCTCATCCTCTTGGCTTTTTTTTTTAGGCTCGCCTGCCTCGTCGGGAGCGCCCATGCACGCCGCCATCAATATGGCCTGCGCGATCGGCAGGTTTTCCGCCGGCGGGCGGTCCTCGACATAGGATCGAACCAGCGTCAGAGCCTTCGCTGGCTCCATGCCGCCGCCAATCAGACCCAGCCGTATCACGTTCGAAATGTCGGTGGTTCTGCAGGTTCGATCCATGAGACGACCGAGCACCACGAACGGACCGGCATCGGTCTTTTCCTGAAGCTCGGCGAATTCGCCCCAGCCGACGCGGAAGGGATAGGTCCCATCCGCGAAGTCCAGCGTCACCCTGGCGTCGCGGCTCATTTACGGGGTCACCACGCGAACCAGCTCACCGTCGCTCGACATCTCGACGTTGTTGGTCACCCGACCGTTCTTGGACGGGTTACCCATGGTCACGGTTCCGACATGCATGAAACCGGTCCACGTGATGGTTTTCGCAGGGAATTCCATCTCCACTTTCACCGGGATGCTGTCGGGGTTCTCCCAGGCATCGAGCCACGTCTCAACGGATTCGTTGGCGAGAATGCCTTCGCCACTGATCGTCACCGATAGGCTGGTGGCGTCGCGTCCGAGCCAAGCCACCTTGTCGGGGTCGACACAATCCGGGAGGCTGAATTCCTCCAGAGCCTTGGTCAGCGTCATCGACTTGGAAAGAAAGCCGCACGGCGCGGTGTAGACGATCGGGGAGGCGCCGTCACCGAGAAGAACTCGGAACTTGCCGCCTTTGAGGGTGGTTGCGTCAGCCATTTGATGTCTCCTTTGATGGCAGCAATAGCGCCCGCCGGAGCGGGTTTCTCAGGGGTGAGGTGAGGCTGGGCTAGTCGTGCTCGACAACGGCCCGGAACGTGAGCCGAGCGCGGCTGGTTTTGCCGTCCGGATCTCGGACGACGTCGCGCTTGTACAATTCGAACGACAGCAGCGCATTTTCGGTCAGCGGTAGTTCGTACTCGTGCAGCGCCAGCCTGACCGCGTTGGCGATTTTCTTGACCTCGGCCGATCCGACCGCGCGCGACCAGGCGCTCATATCGAAGTAGATTTCGGATCCCGGTATGCAGTCGAAATCGTTCGGCAGCACCTGATCGCCATCGAAGGCGACGTATGGGAAATCAGCCGTGACTTGTTTTGTTGCCTTGTCGCGCGGCACCTCGTCATAGACGCGATCAGCGATCAGCGAGACCAAGTCGGCGAAGCCTTTCAGCCTAGCAACAATGGCGATCTGCAATTCGTAGGAAGCGTCAATCATGATGCCGCCACCTGCTTTGCTGCCTTATTCACTGCCGCGCGGATCGCCCGAGACGATCCTTTCTTGTTTGCCCGCCACGAAACGAAGAAATACGGCTGCGCCGGCATCTCCTGCGTTCCGTGCTCCTGCCACCGGGCGTAATAGGCAACCTCGTTGCCGGCGAAGATCGTCAGCGTCAGATCTCCGCCTAGTGATGCTTTGACCACCGCGACGACGTAGCTGCCCTTCGGTGCCTTGCCCCAGGTCCAGCCGATGCTATCGCGCAGTTCGCCGCGGTCGACAGGCACCAGCGATTTCATCATGGCGACGATGATGTCGGCCTGTTTCTCCATCGCCGCACGGATCATGTCGCGGGCGACTTTAGGTAATGCTGTCAATTTGCGCTGCAACTTGGCGAGCCGGAGGATTGAGGTCATGACGCCACCCCGCTCTCCACCAAGATGTCGATCCATGCGCGATCCTCAGTCGGATTGATCGCCTTGATGGCGTAGGTGATGCCCGTCCACTTAGTGCCGACCCAAGCACCGGATCGCACATCCCTGGCTTGCCAGTCTGTGGTGATTTGCTTGCTCAACGAGTTGGCCCTGACCGTGAGCAGGACAGGCTGGCGTCCTTCCAGACGCGCCGCCATAACCGTCTCAGTGCCGCGAAGATATTGACGCCGGGCAGACACGATGAATCGCTCTTCGAACGGTCCTTCGGTATTGCCGTCATCCGGACCGGAGTACGGGCCGCGGCTGTCGAATGCGATGTTTTCCCTAAGCTGGCCGGTTGTCGTTTTCATCTGACACCTCTGGATCAGAGAACTTACCGCGCTTGCGTAGCCGCACAGCTTTGCCGGCATCGATCGCCGCAGCTCCGCATCGTGTAGTGACAGAAACCGACATCCCATCACGATAGGCGATTGTCACGGCCGGCGTTGGCTTCCAGTCGAAGTCACCAGTGAAGCGAACCCACATGGTCAGACCCTCATGAAAGCCAGCCACGTCCCCTCGACATGCTGGATTAGTCGCCGTCCGCTTTTATGGAGTTCCTCAAGCACAGCCTGCACGTCGACCGTCCCGCGAGCATGGTAATCGTGATAAACGATCATCCCGCCCTTGCGGACACGGTTAAGCGCAAGGAACTGATCCTGCATGACGCCCCTCGCGCCATGATCGCCGTCGATGAAGGCGAAGTCGCATTCCGGAAGATCGTCGATCAGGAGATCGTGCGAACCATGGCGCGCGATCAGGAGCCGGAAGCGCGAATCGTCCAACGCCAGGTGCGCCGGCTGCTGTGGAACCTCACGCCGCTGCACAATCTTGTCGGTGACGTAGCCTTGCGGCACGTCGATGCCGACATAGCGCTCGATCGTCACAACGTTGCGCAGCAATGCCTTGGCAGTGCGCCCTTCATTCACGCCGAACTCGATGGCGACCTTGGGCGCAACCGATCGCGCGAGCGCTACGAGCACCTCTAGTTCGCCGGGGTTCATGAAACGGGCGTTTAGCCCGCTCCAGTCGATCGGATGGACGTCAAGGTCAGCCTGCGGAACGGCCGGCAGCTTGAGCAGCGAAGGCTCGTAGACGGGTCGTTGCGGCTGGAATGTCGATGGTTTTCTGGCAAGCATGGCTGTGGCTGAAACACTGACAGGGGTTGATCGGATCGATGCCGAGGTAAGGCGAATATCGGGCCCCGCCGGCAAAGGATGAAGAGTTCTCGTAGCCGCCGAAGATGACGGTGGCCGGCGTTCCGACCGCCTGCGCGAGGATCGCCGCAAAGCCCGGCGAGGTGACGACGAGCGCGGCGACCGAGGTCAGGGCGGCGATGGTTTCGAAGTCCAACTCACCACGGTGGAATTCGACGTCGGCCTTGATCGGGTGGCCGGCCATCCATTCCTTACCCGACACCAGGTCGGCGACCGACACGACGAAGAAGTCGTCGCGAATCGTTGCGAGCAGGTCGCGATAGGCATCGTGATCGGGATTGCGTGCCTGGCAACCGCTCCACTCGGTGCGCTCGTTCAATGGGCGATAGATGAGGATCGGTTTTTGCGGCCGCCATGTGTCGAGCAGCTGACGAACCTGCTTCATCCAAGCATCTGGAATCGGCAGCCGAAAATCCGCCGTCGCATAGTCCGTTCCGGTCACCCGGCACATCGCTGCCAGAACAGACCCCTGCGAGCGGACCTGGTCAGGCGAATAGCTGACCTGCACGGCACGGCGGAAGCGCGGCAACCCGCCGCGATGGAATCTTCCGGCTTCGCGGCTGGCGTTCTTGGCCTGCGTGCGCAACACCGTCGCCTTGTGGATGACTTTCAGCCCATCGGCGATCAGGTCGTGATATGGCGCGACCCACGAGCTTTCGAGATAGACTTCATGGCCGCGCATCAATTGCCGGATCACGGCGCGCTGGTGGAGATTGTCACCCAGACCGTGCATGCCGCGGACGAGGAGGGGCATCATCGGTATATTTTCCGCATCTCGATCAGGCTGTTCGCCGAAAATGGGATTTCCGCGACGACAGCGCCGATCGCAACCGGCTCGCGCGATTGATACCAATTGGCGACCAGGATCATGACGATGAGCCGATCCACCGGGTCCTGCTTGAGATCGGGATCGTCGCCGGAACCAGTTACGTCAGGATCGTCAAAGCCGGCCATGAAGCGCAAGCGCACGGCCTGCGGGCGGTTCGACAGGGCCGGTGACGAAAAGGCATCGGTGAAACGGAGGGTCGCGCCTTCGGCTGTGACGACATAATACCAGTCGCCCGGCGCAAGCGTCTGCTCGACATGGTTTTCATCGAGATAGAAGACTTCAGTCACGTCGCGAATCGGCGCAGCGGGAATGGCAATCGGCCCACACCATCTATCGACGCGGTACTCGAACTCCGTTGGCAGCAGGATCCTGCCCATGCGATCCTCGGCAAGGCGTGTTGCAGCGCGGATGTAGGCCTTGATCAGTTCGTCATCGTCAGTCGTATCGACGATGACATGTGCCTTCACGTCGTCGACTGAGACGAAAAGGCCGTCAGGCTGTGAAAGCCGCATCAACATGCAAGCGCCTCCTCGAGGCTCATCTTCGGAAACCGTGAAAGGGTGGAAACAGGGCTGCAGTTGATCACCGCTATGCCAAGGTGCGCGAGCATCTCGGCCGCATTGTCGAGGCACCGGCGCCAGCGTTCGACATTCTTGGTCGACGGATTGTTCATCAGGCGCGGATGTTTTCCATGCCAATGCACGCCCAGATCGATGCGCATGTCGTAGCCGACCAGGATCACCTTGCGCGCACCGAACTGGACGGCCAGGTTCAATGCCTGAAATCCGCTGTTGCCACCGGACCCGATGGTCCCTGGCCGATCCAGTTGCAAACGGTCAGAGCCTCGTTCAAGAGCCACGCGGCGGAGACCCCACTGCGACGCCGCCACCGGATCCTGACTGATCTTCAATCCGGCAAATTGGCTTGCACCGGATGCGGCGTTCCACCACGCCAGATCGTGGGCATAAAGAACGTCGGCCCATGGTGCCAACTGCCACGAATTGTTGATGGCGATCAGTCTTGCCCGACCTCTGGCGATTTCGAGCGGGACTTGGGATGCTGATGGTCCGCTGGCGACGATGACGGCTGTTTGCCGGTGCCAGTCCGGGAACCAGAAGGGCGCGAGGATGCCTTGCCGGCCGCCTCCGCATCCGGGAGGAAAAGACCACCCTCGTAGAGAACCTTCGCGCGGCGGTGGGCAATGGCCGGAAAATCGCCATCCTTGCCGAACCGCGCGCCTTTTTTCACACGGCCCTCCTGGCCGAGCCAGGGCCGCAATGCGGTACCGGAAACATCAGACATCTTCATCTCCCTTGAATGGCCGGGCGGCGTCTGTCGCCGCCCGGATCGATTGGCCCGACCCGATCAAGTCGCCGAGGTGAATCCGCCGTAGATGAAGGCTTCGGGGCGGAACACGGCGAGAGCCACGCGCTCTTCGCAGCGCATGGTGAGCATGTTCTTTTCGAAGTCGTCATTGTTCTCGGTCGCGATCTCGACACCCATCTCCTCGCGATCGTAGAGCTGCGCGCCGCCGGCAAAGGCGCCGGTGAGGAAATTGCCCTCGAAATCGGCAATCTCGGTCGGTACGACAGGGAGGCCCCACAGCGTCGAACCGGCCAAGCGAAGCGGATTGGCGAACACGTACTGGCCGTTTTCGTCCTTGGTCAGCTCGGTTGCCGCCCAATCCATGAAATGCATCACGATGCCGGTTGCCGGCAGCCGCGCCAGTTGCGCCTGCAGCATGGCCAGCCGGATGTCGTCGATCCGGTTGTGATGCGGCACGGTGAACGCCGGCGCGAATGCCTCCGCCTGCGGGATGATGCCGTGCAGATGGACGCCAGTACCGTCGCCGAAGAGGATTTCCTCTTCCTCGACATATTTCAGGCCATAGCGCATTTCGCGGTCGACGTCTGACTGCAACTGCTTGAAGTCGGCCAGGATCTGCTTCGATGCCTTGAAGATGTGGGCGATCGTCGAGACAGGCGTCATCTTGCTGTCGTAGGCGATCGTCGATTCCGGCTTCTTCGTGCCTTCCGACACGACACGCGCCGCATTGGTGAAGCCGGTTTGCTGAACCCAGAAAATAGCCGGGCTCTGGGTCTGGCCGACAGGGATCAGGTCACGCACAAACAAGCGCTGCTTGGGCGCCACCTGAATGCCGGGCAGGATCTGCGGCTGGACGATGCCGGGATTGTCGCCGACCGGATAGTCGACGCTGGTGATTGCGGCATTGACCGAGAAGCGGTGCTTGCCGCGCGCCGAGGACCCCTGTGCGGCGAAATCCTTCGTCTTCTGATCGGCGACCAACTGGGCGCCGATGGTCTTGTGAGCGGACGTCTTGTCGCCCGGGCGGCGAACGATTTCCTGCTCTGCCGCCGTGAGGCGCGCCTGGGCTTCGTT